ATGGCGGAGGCTCCCAAGCCCCAGCGGCAGCGCCGTAGGCGCAGGAAGGTTTCAGAAACTAAAGTTGACGTAAAAGTAACGGAAACTGACAAAGTAGAAGCAATGTTAAAACCCAAGCGCAGGCGTCGTCGGAATAGGCGTCCAGTGTTTGGCCCTTGGTTACCAGGGCAAGGTCCTAGAAATCGGCGGCGTAGCAGACTTCGCCGGGCTATAAAGAAGGAGATCAAACGGGAGGGTCTTGATGGACCCCGTGTATCTGTTCAGCAGCGTGTTTCTTCCACTTTTGGACTTGTTGGTCCTAACCAGAGTGGGAATGTTGAACTCGAATTGAATTTTTTCCTTCATCCAGCATTGGCAAAAGAAGCAAATGATGGAACTAGTTTTGGGCCTGTTCAAGCGCTTGCAGCACAATATGCTTTGTGGAAGCTCAAGTTTCTCAAATTAATTTTCACGCCCATGGTTGGGGCGTCTGCAGTGTCAGGCACTGTAGTTAGGGCATCACTAAATCTTTCTCAATCCCCTGGCGGCACGAACTGGTCAGGCTTGGGGACTAGAATACATCTAGACATACATCCAGGTCAACAAACAACTTTCTTCCTGCGGGGAGATCAGATTGGTGGTCCACGTGATGGTGGTTGGTGGTTGACTGACACCAATGAGGAAGGCTCTCAGAGTGCTGGGCCTATAGTTGAAGTCCATACCTTGGGTAAGACTTCATCCACATTTACTAACACAGATTGGACTGGACCGCTTTTCATTGTTGAGGGAATTGGACTGTGGCAATTTGCAAATTATCAGGTCAAACCTGCTTTGGGAATGCTGGAAAGGAGGCAAGCTGAGACTAAAGTATCCTTGTCCGCGACTCCGGGCGAACCAATCACCATGTCCATGCCAGTTACGAGTGATGTGGCGGTGTTCATGATGAACGCAGAACCTGAGGTCGTGGCCCTACCATCGACTTCTACCGTGGGAGAGACAATCTTTCAGGTGGTCGATGTTGGGGCCAAGATTGCAGAGGTGTTCATTCCTCCGCCTTTTAATTGGCTGATTGCAGGTGGTTGGTGGTTTTTGAAGCGTGCATTTGGAGTTGCCACCTTTAATGAGGATGGTACTCAATTGGTGAAATTCAATGTTTATCCAAGCCTGGCAGATGCGCAGAACAATAGGCCTGCAATAGCGGGTGCCACTGCTGCATATAAGAACCAGGAGGTCACTACAAATTTAATAGTGACTCAGATGAATTCACCGAATGTGGGGCCTCAACCAACACCGAGTGCCTTTGTGCGTGCTTCAGTGCCAGTGCCAATGCCAACAGGCACCTTCCGTATGCATACGGAAATGTTCCCAGAAGAAGCAGTTTCATGGAGTGGCAGTGGAGTTTTCTATCCAAATTCATATATCATTGGGGATTTTTATCCCTCAAGCATTGTCACAGGTAAGAATTACCTCAAAACTGCATGGTATGTCACTAAAGATGTGGGGCCAAATGTAGCTGTTGCGGAGCCTTCTAAAAATGGTTCATTCATACATACTTTGTATGTGTTGAAGAATGCTAGGTTCTCGACACTTGATGGCTCCACTGAGTATTATCCCCCATCTGGCCAGACGGGTGCTGCTCTTTATTTTGGAAGTTCTGCAGAAGCTGGTGCCACAAACTATCAGAGGTTTGGCACAGTTGTTGCAACTGCGCATGTTCTTGCTGATTCAACATCTAAGAGTGCCTTTTTGGGTCTAGTCTTGACCCTGATAAAGGCAGACACCTATAAAGTTGCTAGGAATGAGGCTAGAGATCGGAAGGTCATCTGGGCTGCACAAGCGGGTTCTGATCCCGGGAAAATCGACAAAATCACATTTGCTAATATTGTGAAGAGTGGATCGACAACGACCCAAGTAACAACAGTCGGTTTTTCATCGGGAGATTACCTGCTTGGGGTTTCTTACGCAGTTGGGGGTAGCCAATTTAAACCTGGCGGTATAGATCAAATTCCTGGTACGCAAGTTGATGTATCAGTCCATTTTCCTTTTAATCAAGGAGCTGGAACCGCCTATGTTACAGATGCGTTTTTCCGTATAGACGGGATGAACGCATTATCCACGGATGTTAGGGTGATCCCTTATTATCTTAGTGGTAATATATTTGCTGCCTCTTCTGCGGACTTGAACATGAATTTTGTTTCAGGTCCATCAGCCCATGATGAATTGCTTGAAGCCTTGAAAAGGTTGGGAGTTGCGTTTCAACCTGACTTCCATGACATAGATGTTGAAGAAACACCTGAATATCTAAAGGACTTCCTAACGCTACTAGCTGATGAAGGCCGTTTGCCTAACCGTGCCGAGCTAGCTATGCGTGCAGGAGATTATCAGAAAGCTCTAAAAATCTATAGAGATGAGAACTCCTGCTAA